TAGTGTGGCGTAAATACTAGATAACGCCTTTTTAAACGAAGCTGTAACTTTCTTTTGGTCTAGCGTAAGAGTAAACTCAAAGTCTTTAGTAGAGAATCCTTTTATGGAATTAAGCGCGAAAGCAGCGCCGTCAAAAATTCCATCTGCCATCCGTTGGCCAAGGCTCTTTGAAAAGAGGTCACTTACAGCATCAAAAATTGCAGACAAAATAAGATATAATGTATTTTTAACACGGTGCGCAAAGGGCTCTAGTACTGGTGCAAGTACATCTTGATACAGTCTAGTAATAGTGTTACGTAAGACTTCAATCCCTGCCGATACGCGGTCAAATCTAAAACCGGCAATAGATAGCAATCTGTTGTCAATAAAGCCTAGGCTAGCTAAGAAATTTCGTCCTACAGAGAGCACGGAAATCATACTTGCTCGGATGTCGCCTAGTGTGACTGCCCAGTCCCAGTAGCGGCCTCTAGCTAGCTGAGTATTCACTTCTCCTAAGTTCTCAGAAAAATCTTCAAGGGAAGTGGAAGTAAATAGGTTAGCCCAAGCTCTCTCAATATTTTTACCAGGCTGCAGAAAGTTGATTCTATCTACAATACTTTCAATAAAGTATAAACTAGGGCGAAGTGTCTGAAAAATAGCGGCATCAATCTTCTTCAATGTATGAGTAATCTTGGCGAAGACACTAGCTACCAACGAGACTACAGGTGTGTAGACGACAGTGAACAAATTAGCGACTTTACTTGCTAAAATACTGACCATTGTTACAACTTGAGCAGCAATCTTTCCTAAAGACTTAATATCATCGATAAAAGTAGGCTCTATTTTTACTTGGCCGAATGCCATATTTTTAGACAATTTCTGGAAACTAAAGCCGGTGACCTCTGCTTCTCCTTTCAAGAGACCGAACGCTTCTTTCAGAGCTTCTAACCCAAAATAAGCGTCCCAAATAGCGGGGACCGAGTCCCACACTCTTGCGGCAAAAGCAAATTGTTCAAATACATCTTTACCCACTGTTACAGCTTTCCACGCTTGTCCTAGTGTACTTAATGAACGAAGTGAGTCTTTAGCAAGCCTAGCATTCTCCTTCAGCAGGATAGCCTGCATCGCCATAGCGTTCCCAAACCTTTCAGCGCCGTCTGCAATTTCAATTAGGAACTTAGCGAAATTAGGTGCCGCGTCAATCATCAGATTAAATCCGCCAACAGCAGTCTTAAATGCCATTTTCATGCGATTAGAGGCTTGTTCTACTGTGTATGCAGTTCCGCCAAAGTCTCTGTCTACACTCTTTTTAGCTTCTTTAAAGATATCTACCAACAGTGGCACCGAAAATTTACCCGCTTCGGCAAACTTATAAATTTCACCAGCTGTCATATTAAGCTGACGTTGCAGCTCAAAGGCAAAGTACTTGTTCTGCTCCATCACAGAGCGCAACTCTTGGCCTCTTAGTTCACCAGACGACAGACCTTGGGTGAACTGCACGGTAGCCGCCTTAAGCGACTCTGCAGTGCTTCCTGATACCGCGCCCATCTTCTGGTAAGTTTCAGTGATCTCAAGGATTTCTTTTTTACTAATTGCTAAATTATTAGCCTCAAGTGCTTTAGAGAAGTCTACAAAGATATCAGTAGTAGTAGCGAAATCTGTGCGAGAGTCTCTGGCAATCTTATACAAAGATTCTAGATTGGTATTTATTTCTTTCATATCCTTAGATACGAGAGACAATCTGTTTGAAAGTCTTGTCAAGTCGTCAGCGGCTCTGTGAAAAACACTTACGCTCTTAAGAGCTGCAAAAGCTGTTCCTGCTAACAATACTGCATTACGTAGACCTGTAAAAGACTTTGTCGCCTTATTGGTGGATTTAGCAATATCAGTGTTAGCTTTAACAGAACTTCGTTTAAAACTATCTATATCCTTTTTAGTCTTTCCTAAATCACCTGTCTTTCCAATCTTAATACTCTTAAGATTTGCAGAAGTGATTTTAGAACTTTTTATCATGTCTGCTAACTTCTTATTCAGAGCTTCAAGATCAGCTCTGGCAGACTTAGTATTAGCCTCTACCGGTATAACGATTCCAGACATATTAAATTCCTTACATTTGCGTTAAATAGCCCCTCAATTAGAGGGGCAGTAATCAAACAATTGTTCCTTTAGGCTTTACGCCTGGGAATGATAATAGTGTCTTTTCAATAAAGTGTTCTGGAGCTTGCTGAGAAGACCCAGCATTCAGAGCACTAAGATATTCAACATCATTAGTTATATTATTTTGATCAATTTGCCAGCCACTTTGAGCTTCGCCTGTGTCAACAGGTGTATTTTCTTTAAGAGATTTTACCATCTCTTTCATCAAAAGTTTCTTTTGTTTCTTAACTTCAGCTTCAAGTAAATCACTCAAGATCTTCAAAGGCCACCTCCTCGCCACCAGTTGCTCCCAGCATTCTAGAGAACATACTTGATTTTCTAAATTGTGCCATATTCATAGACTTACCGTCATCTGGCCCTTTAGCATTTAATATCGGGTCGAGAGAGTTGAAAATATCCCAAGCTTTTTCTTTAACACCTTGCGTTAGTAAAAATTGATACGCTCGATAATCACCGCGCCAACCTACAGGCCGCTGTTTGAAGTAATCTTGCCATTTGAGAAACTCCTCATAAGACATTTGTTCTTCAATAACGAACACCGGCATCTGTAGGTTGTAGGCTAGCTCATAAACCGCTAGTTCCTGTTCAGTTAACTTTACTTTTCCACATCAGCGGCCATCCCTGAGAAGCTCATAATGTCTTTAGACAAAGTATTAAGCTCGTCAAGTGGGAATGATTCAAAATCTTCAGCAGTAAGCTCTTCAGAATCTGGTGCGCCCATTTTAATAATGCTAATTAGGATCTCGAGATTTGCTTCTTCATCCTCGCTACCCTCTTGTGATTTAATCATGGCTTGCATTTCAGTAACCTGACCCTTAGTCAGCTTTACGATTTCAACATCAGCTTCCATGAATTTTACTTTCTTACTAATTTTCTTACCAACTAACTCTTTAAAAGACATTCTATTTCCTTTTGTATTTTTAATTTTGATATTATTCGAAGAGACCATCGAGTTTCTTCCTTGCATTATTGAGCTGCATCAAGACTTCAAAAATCTCCCTAGACTTCTCAGGATCGTTTACCAGTTCGGGCAATCTATCCGTAGTCTTTCGTATAGAAAAATCTATACTACGTTCTAAGTTAACTTTTGCAGCTTCGAGTACGTACTCTTTAGTAAATGGACGTGTTTTCATTTTGATAGTAAGGGCATCTGTAGATTGTTTAAAAACTAGCTTTACGGCTGCTCCCCATCCTAATCGACTAATTAGTCAGTGAAAGCACCAACAAACGCAGACTGAACAGAGATAGTCAGTGTAGCGGTGTTGGAGTCAGTCAGCTGAGGATTAACCTGCAACGCTTCCAGCTTACCTACCCAGAAGTACTGAGTATTGTCGACGGTACCTAGACCACCAGCGCTAGACGCATGCTGAGTAGCGCTGGTGCCAGTAGGATCTGAGTTCAGGAGAGCAAAGCGGAAGATATACTGTTTACCATCACCAACCATATCACCAAAGTAGTCAGCAGTATCCTGCCAATCGGTGCCGACATAGTTAATCGTCAGCTCCATTGTAGGTGCGTCTGACTGACCCTGAATCTGCTGAGACGTAGACTGGCCATAAACAGGGACATTCACAATGTTAGGTGGTGTACCCATAGAAGGGAACTCACGAACATTAGAAATACGTGTGAAAGATCCTGCAGTAGTCGCAACAGCGGTTCCAAGAGCAACCTCTTCGGCAAAAGCTGCGCCGAGATCAGTCTCAGACAGTGTGCCAAATGCGGTAAGAGCCTCAGAGCCACTTACAGAAACATCTTCACGAGTGACGGATAGGTGCGAATAGATTCCTGCACCGATAGAACTAATATGTGCCATATTTACATAACTCCAAAATAATTAAATGGTATTGAATAGCTTGCGTGAAACAAAGCTGGGTTATCTTTATCTTTTCCTCGAACTTTCAAAGAACTGGATAGGAACTGCGTAGAAGCTGGACCTGACGACAGAGTCTTGCCTGACAAATATTCATCAAGCTTATCTGCAAGAATATTAAATCGCTTAGTACCCTTACCGCCCTCAATAAAGAGCTCTGCTATCAAAACACCAGATACTGAGTTTAAATTAACACCACCCCCAGAAGGGAGGATACTAATTCTAATAAACTCATTACCTGGGCTGACAGCTAGAAAGTTTGAGGGGTACGTCTTAATGCTCTCTGCAACCCACTCAGCACTAGCAAATACTGAGAAGATGTCAGATTCAAGAGTCTGGTATTTACCCATTTTATGACTCCTTAAAAACTTCTACGACATAAATAATTCCACTGTCTTTAATCTTAGGCCCGATACTCCATGTCACACCACCCAACTGAAGTTCATCATGTTGAGTAAGTGCTCCAATCTCTTTAGATTTCATCATTACAGTCTGCTTTACTGCATTATGCTCTTTGCTCTCTTGTTCTTTCTCAATGATTATTACCTTTATAGGCAGTGAGGTGTCTGTTGACGAAGCCTCTCCAGAAGAGAAATTAAAATCAAGATTGCTTTTACGCACCAGCGTAGCGCTCACAGCTTGGTCTTTTGCCAAATTAAAAGCTTTCACAAGGTTACGATCAATTAGAGTATTATACCCCATATCATAGCCTCCTGTCTTTAATTAGCGCGAAACCAAGCTCTTGCGCCAGCATTGGCTAACAAAGGCTTAATAAAACTGCGAACAATCCCAGGAAAAATATCTGGGTTAGAAATCTGCTTAAGATCTAGAGCAGTGCCTAATTTCAAACTGCTAACATCGCCAGAGTTATCCAGCAGCCCATCGTTATTAAGTAGGTGATACGCTAATTCGTAGCACCCGTTCATAATACGAGTAGGCGTGCCGGATAACTCCTTCACGATGCCGAGTTTCGGATCAAAGTAGCTTCCAGTTCTAGGAAAAGCTAAATTTTGGGTAGCATCAGAGGTAATTCCAGTCCAAGTAAGAGAATCCAAGAGTGTTGTAGCCGTAACAAGTGCTTTTTCTCGCTCACTAACGCCAGCGTCATCCCACGCAGCTACGTCTAATCTAGTCTCGAAATATGCATCCGCTTCAGAAGCATCAACATACGAATTTGTACCTTTAATAAGTGCCATAATACTACCTCAACAATTAGCCGTGGAAAATCGGCAGAATTCCCAAGCTTAGAGCAGAAGTAAACTTCCGATCAAATGTTCCAGTGGTGGAGGCTAGAGTTCCAGATCCAACAGAAGTCAGCGCTTTAGCTGTGCCGCCCTCTACCGCATACTGGTACTTAACATCACTTGGGAACTCATCTTCAGAACCTATCCAGCTGTAGCCAGCAGGCAGAAGAATGTAACCCCAACGAGACCAGATCTCAGTAGTGCCGCCACCTTGGTAAGCAGAAGCATCACGGTCGATTTCAGTAGGAACTGGGACATTCAGAGGCTCCATTGCAACCGCTCCAGGAGCAACAATAAAGGAGATCTTAGTGCCGCCAATATCAACACCAGCACCGGTGTTAAGCTTGGTCATCTCTGCAGCAGAGAGGCTCTGGGTAGCACGAGTACTGATCAAACGGAACTTACCATCAAAGATAGTCTGGAAATCAACGTTACCATCACGCACACGATCTTGATCAACCAGGTTCGCGGAGCGGAAAGAAGCCATCATTGATGGAGAAGTGATCAGATAGTAATATGGAAGTTCATAATCCTTCCAACCTTTTCCGAGAGCCTGCAAGAAAGCTTCTGCACGTTGAGCACCCTGCTCCATAGAAGCTTTAGTGTTATCATATGCAAGAATAGGCTTAATACTAGCGCCTAGATCTACATAGAAGCCGTACTTACTGTCAGTCGGATCATTCTCGAAAGTCTGACCACCAAGACCGGTAGCGCCAGAACCTGCTGCAGCGCCGTTAATAGCCTCAGAGATGGCGACACCCTTAAGCACAGACAACAGAGCATTATGCTCATCTTGTGCACGAGTCTCACCAAAGTCACGGCCAATCTTAGCCAGACCATCACGCTGAGTAACAACTTCTTTCATGTTAACCTTCTCTGCACCATGAGTACGGACAGTTTTAACATAACGAAGGTAGTCAGTTGAAGTGGTAGTCTTAGTACCATCAGAATTGTCAGTCAAAGAAGCGACATTAATTGCTGGATTCAGAGGTTTATCCCAACGAACCTGACCAATGAAGGTCTCAGTATTACGGTCAATCTTCTCATTAGTTCCTACGATACCAGTGCCGGAGAGTTTCCGAGCATTGGTATATGCCTCATCAGAATAAGCTGAAATAGCTTCCTGAAGGACTTCATTAGTGGCACCTGCCACATCGGTACGTACGCCCATGTTCTATTACCCTTTATTAAAAATTTACTATTCTTGCTGTGTTCGTAAAGAACCTTCAGCAGCCTTTTGTATTACTTCATCCTGAGACATCTCAAATAATGATTTAGGAGTATCGGATGCAGAATTACCGGATGGTACTGTAGCATCACCAGGCCCATTATTCTCTTTAGGTTTCATTAAGAAAGAATTAGCCTCATTTGAAGCAAAACTAGCTACAAAGTCATTAAGATTGGAACCGTCTTTAGGGGTCCAACTACCATTTTCGTCCTGATGAAGATCGCCGACAACTTCTGAAAAAGCCATCTCTTTAGCTTTATCGTTTCGAAATTCAACAGCACCTAAAGCGTCTTTAACTGAGATATCTCGCGTCAATGTAACATTGTTTGACTCAAGAACTTTATTTTTTGCTTCAAGTTCAGCAATCTGAAGCTTTAAAGCTTCCTCGACTTTGCCTTCATCTTGCAAACGCTTTAGCTCTGCGTCTTTGTCGGACTGATCTCGTTCAGCCAACTTCTCCAGAGCTTGGTCTCTAGATGCGTAAGCTGCATCTAGTTTCGTCTTAATAGGTGTTAATTTTGCTTCTACGGCAGCTGCAATCTGGGCTTCGATATCCGCAAGTGGGGTACTGTCAGAGTTGTCGCTGTCGCTATTTCCATCTATACTATCTGTATTATCATCCGCCATTTTGTTCGTTTCCTTGAGCACAGCTCTTGGTGAAGTCACAGACTTCGTTCTTAAATATCCCTCACGGGTTAACTTAACAGTCATTTTCAGGCACCTTAAAGAAGGAAAAATTTTCCGGCGCTTATATACGTAAGATAACTGTTGACGCGAAACTGTTAGATTAACCCATAAATTATCATTTATGTTTATGGGCCAGGCTATTTAATTCCGTAGCCTTTCTGCGGAATTTCCGCGCCCATTTCACATTTCAACAATTATGGGCCAATCCCATACCATCCACGCCTGTTATCAAACTTCTCGTCTATCTGTTCTAAAATATCTTCTCTTGAGAGAATATCAGCATCAGTTAGTAAACGACCGTTCACTCTGGACTTACCTACTACAGGTATCAGCCCAATCTCAATCGCTTCAGCAAGGTACTTATCATAAAGCTCCTTTGGCAAGCCTCTCTTCCGCATTTCATCTAATGTAATCTTAATCGAATTCTTATCCAAAGCATTGGCATACGCTTGTTTTAGCGCACGCTTAGCTTCCAACATGTCTCCAATATTAGTAAAAAACGCATCATGGATCGTAGATGTAGCCACGCCATTTTCAGCACCCCAAATATGAAAACGCTTAACAATTACTGCATCTGAAGAGTGGTTTCCATTTACTGCAAAGGCAGTTCTGGCTTTTGTTACATCAGCAATATCATTAATTTTTCCATCTTTATTTATGGCTTGTTCCCACCAAGAAGCTTCAGTCTTTTGAGGGACTTGCACCATATTAGTGATCCAATTACCATCTTTATCCTTGTACTTTAAACGCTCTTCAAATTGCTGAGTAAAATTCTGCTCAATAATTTTTCCATCAAAGTTCGCCCAAGGTACATTAGTCCAAGACTTAGGTAGCTTATTAGCTTTCAATATCTCTATATCAGGAATCAGTGTAACATCTTTTCCTAAAGCCTTACGTTTCCATGACGGCCAAAACATAGGCACATCAACCCCAAGAAACTTAGCACCTGTACGTCTATGGGCAGGTGTATCAGCGCCGTAGATAAGCTCATGTAAACTTCTTGGAGTACCTAAAGCTTTTAAGAACTTTTCTGATACGGCCTCGCCTGATTTAATGCCAAGGATTTCACTAACTCTGTCTGGCAGAACATAGCCACGTTTCTTGTCACCTAGGATTTTACCTTTAGCAACACTCTTCCAATCAAAAGCAGCGGTCGAAGGTTTAGCATTCTCAAGAAAGTCTTGGGCAAGTCGCCCGAAGAACTTTGTAAAATCTTTCAAAATAGGTACTTGAATAGCAAGGTGGTCACTCATAATGTTTGCAATTTTCTTAAAATCATTAGGTGTAATCACTCTAGCGTAGCTACCAGAAAGCTTGTCTACAAAATCCTTAGTTTTAGCATCAAGAAAATATAGTTGCTCTAAGATGTCTTGACCAGGATTTAAGCCCTTATCAAAGATATCCTTCACATTCTTCCTTAAAAGCATCAATTCATTATAAGTGTCAGGATCTAGCTTTTTATAACGTGCAGCTCTTGCAGAAATCTCAGACAATACTGTATCCCGATCTGAAGCTTTCACTACAAGTGTCCCTTCCGCTCTTCCAAGAATCTTAGACAATTTAGTCTCAACATTCATAATGCCTGTACGCTCACCTGCACCATAGCTCTTACATTTTCAACAGGGCGTTAGTCTGTCAAGAGGAAAGATATGA